GTTGCAAGTACTCGATGTCATCTAAGATTGATACAAAGAAGGAAAGTAATACGTCAGATAGTGAGTATGATGATGCGGAGGAGACTGGTGTTGTTGAAAAAACGACAGAGAAAAGCCCCCCCGCCGCCGACCCCAACGTCACCAAAACTTTGGTTGATGTTCAGGAGACGCGTACGTCAGAAAAACATTCCGACCCGGCCCCGCAGCGAGAGGCCGTAAAGGGACCCAACCCTCCTGGTGAACAGGAAAAAGGGAAATCTTCAAAAACGCGTAGTCAGATACGTCGCGAGAAGAAGAAAGCGAAGGCGGCAACGTCTTCCACGGCGTCAAAAGCTAAGGAATCTGAAAAGAAGGATTCCCCAAAAGTTGAGAAACCTAAGCCAAAACCTCAGGAACAAAAGCCTAAAAAGGAAAACCCCAAGAAGGATGATAAATCCAAGAAAGAGGAAAAGCCTAAAAAGGAAGAAAAGAAGGAATTGCCAAAGAAGGAGCTCGACATAGATGGGAATGTGGAATCGAAAGAAACCAAAGCGAATGATGTGACACCTTGGACTCGAACGTTTAAGGACAAACCGGAAGCCTGGAGGGTTTTCGAAAGGTTGACACGACCAGTGATTCAATCGAAGGAATTTGACCCGGCAGCGCAAGCTGTTGGAGGTAAAGGACGCTTAACGGCCATAGATTTGACCGCAAGGAGCATTCTGAAACAATTCCCCGATCTCACAGCAAAGAGTCGTCTCGAACTTTGGCTCAATTGGGTCAAATGTCTTTTACGGGAGAAACCAATCGCTATTTATAGCGATGATCTAGCAGATTTAGCTAAAGAGTTAAACGTTAACTGGAAGAAGACGCAGCAGATAGCGTCGACAACGCACCCGAAGGCGAAATTTATTCGGGATGTGGTAGATCGACAGTGCATTCTGGAAGCGTTAAAGCAGTGTGAAGCGCGTAGAATTACGACGATCATTGACTTGTTCGGTTCAATACGTTTGATGGAACTTTGGGGAGCAGTTACAGATGTGCCTACAGAGGCTATCCCGCACCCGGAGTATGAGCTACAAATCGGCTGGAGATGGTATAGACCATTGCTAACTGTCAAGGACTCTTTGGAGTTCGAGACTGCGCTAATAAACAATCCGTCGCGCTATGGCCCGGCGGAAGGTTGTGTTGCGATAATCCAAGATGTTTACCAACCGGTGAGCAAAATTATGGAGCTGTTCGCAGAGCACCATGTCGAAGCGGCTGTAGTCGCGACACAAGTGTTCGTGGATAGCGCCCTTGCGGGCATACATTTCGACACAATGCCGTATTATTACGACGCGAAAAAGCAATTGATCGTGCAAGCGACAGGCGCAACTGATCATGTGTGGCCGGAAACTCACCGTAATGGTGATTGGCTGCGCACACGTCAGGCGCATGTTGCAAACAAAACATTTGGTTGGGACACTTATAGGGTGATTTCCGATACATCGATTTTCAGAGTGGCGTTGATGACAACTCCGCTACAATCTGATATCCCACAAGAAGCGGTCGATCCGAGATCGTTGATTGAAGAACGCGTGTTAACGGCAAAAACTGTGAAACACAAAATGGCAAGTCTAATGTTACAATTGACCTGGCAGGAGACAATTTTTGGGCGATCGCTCAAAGTCTTTATGCCTGCGCTTCGAGCGCTAGGGGGAGCAATGGTCTTGAAGACACGCCAAAATTATCAAGTGGCTACCTTACACAGGGAAGTTCTACAACTCATGCAAAAGGAGGAGTATGAAGCTTTCTGGACTATGGTACCATTTGAGCGTTCCGAGATCTTACGCGATACCATAACTTGGTTAACGTGGTCTGATTTTCACGGCGATCATGCCGATTGGAACTCAGCGGCGCAAGTTTTGGGTGACGAACTTAGCTTCTTTAAAGCTTTGAAGACAAAGATGACTTCGACACTACCGTGGAAGAGGTTAGTCCTGGCTTTATTGCTAACTGGATTGGGAGGTTTGCTTTTTCGGAAGCAACTTCCTGCGATGTGGAAAGCGCTGAAAGGTGTCGCAGCCCTGATTCCCCATAAGGAGGAACAGGGTATCGCGTCAGCTTATTGGACCTTCGCGGAAACGCTTACAAGGAACAATACAGCGGCGTGGACCAAGTTCTACGATTGGGCAAGTTCAATCATGCCTGGCACGGATCAAGCGTTTAAAAAACGTTTGTTTTACATGCTCGTAGTATCTCTAGCACCTATTTATGAAGAAGCTTTCAAAAAGTATGTGCCTGGAGGGCTTTTGTTTATAGCCACGGTTGAAGCTAGCGCGACCTATGCGCAAACTACAATGATGATCAATGAGGGAACTGGATATGCAATCTTTCCCGCTATGGTTTTCACAAAATGTTTGTTACACGCAGCAATGACCTATTCTTCACGTCCAGTGTTTTATCATGCACTCTGGAACACTATATTTGGCGTTCTATCAGGGGTTGGTGATGTGGCGATTGGCTCAGCCGTCGTCGCGTTCCTTACGAGGCCGCTAACAATGGCGCCTCCACCCCCAGAAAGTCCAGATCAATTCATGGAGGATCATGCAGATGTTGTAAGCCATCTTGAAGAGTATGCACCTATACGGCAACTCGAAGAAAGTGAGGCTTTTCTGCCAGCTACTACAGCTGCTCCGGAATATCCAGATTGTCCCGTCGCCCAGGACGCCGTTCGAGATGTGAAACCCCAAGAAGGTATTCATCTCCTACTCGCGACAACTCAGTGCTTCTATCGGCCTTCTGGGCCGCTCAATTTGTGGCATGCTTACCAGCAGCGCAATTTAGAGGAAGTACCGACTACAATTATTTGCGAAAGGGTGGCCGATCCCCCCCTGCCGCATCAAGAACCACCGTGGACGCATTGTCTTTTTGCGCCATACGTGCCTACTCAATGTCCCATTGATAAGGCGTGGAGAGTGGCTACACGATTAATGTTATCGAAATTGTCTATTCGGATAGACGACATAGAACCTCTGCACTCTTTAGAGTGGATTGCTCATTTCAATGGCGCAGCCAAAAAGGCTCGCGCACGCGAAGCTATTGAAAACCGTAACAATGCAATTGTGGCGGAGCGATCAGGCATCTTTTTAAAAGGAGATGAAGTGTTGTTTGGACGAGATACGGGCTTGAAAGGGCGCACCGTAAAAAGTGTCGACCCCACTATTCAAGCTCTCACTTTCAAGGCTGTTGATATAGCTATGAAGAGAGTGAAAGATATATTTGACGGCAAAACTCCATTTACTGAGAATACTTGGACCTTCACCTTTGCGGTAGGTTCGGGTAAAACAGCTGAAGAGCTGGATACTTGGTTTGTGCGCTCATTAGATTGGGTGACTTATGGAAATAATCGTATGGCTGCAATCTTCGCCGGAGATGACTTCTTTGCACTTGTGCATCGAGATCAACGTATTGGGGCGTTGGAAAATGATTTTGCCAAATTTGATCGTACACAAGGTGTTCATGCCTTGGGTTCAGAATATAGGGTTTTGCGAGCGCTTGGAATGTCGCCGTTCCAATGTAAGCGTTTGTTTAAGACGATGTTGTCGTCACCCCGTTATGAATCTAAGAAATACGAACTCCGAATGAACCTCCCTATGCCGCCACAGCGTGCGACGGGAGGTCCTGATACGACCATTGGGAACACTTTGACTAATATGATGAGTGTCCTCTATTTTCTAGCATCAGATCGTTCACTAGAAGAATTGCCTTTGTCACAACTTCGGTTGGGATTTTTGGCGAAACTTCAAGCGCATCATCGACCAAATCTTGCTACCTTTCTCAAAGGGTGGTGGGTGCCGGGAGTTGATGGGTACGTTTGGGTGCCTTTACCTTCACAGGTGATAAAATTAGGCAAGATCATGACTGACCCGCAAGCTATCTTTAAGCAATTGCCTGCTCCCGACGCCTGGAAAGCGGCAGCAGCATCGATGGCAGCCAGTTATGGTTACGTTCCGCGTGAGTACCCGATTTTGGGTGCTTTTTTAGATCGTTACACGAATTTAACTTCAGTTACAGCTGAACTCAAAGGAGAAGAATCGTTTCGCTACCGAGTAAAACGGACAGAAACAGCGCGCATTGATCGTGCTGAGACGTTGACAATGGTGGCAGAGCGTTACTCAACAACGGAAGCTGAAATAGAAGAAGTGGAGCTTGAAATTTTACAAACGCCGTTTCCCGGTATAATGACACACGCTTTGTGGGCTGTCATTGCTCGTAGGGATTACGGATAAATAAACACTTTTTGAAGATGGCCCCCACCTTAGAGGGATGGTAGTGGGGGAGAGGTGCAGTGCACCTAGCGAACACCTAGTCCGAACGCTCGGACACGCAGGGTGCCAGTGGGAAATCTGGCATTCCAGGATCGAAGTTTTCTTAGCCATACTTTAGACAATGGCTTCATCTGCTATAGCTCCCACGGCTGAACTCGGTTCAAGAGTTCCGCGTAAAGCGAAAGCAGTGCTCGATAAATTGGTCGGATCAAGGACTATGACTCAGAGTGGAATGGAATGGTTGGTATGTGCCACCGATCCGTTTCACGATGACAGAGTTAGGTGTCCTGGATATCCTGATCTTTCGACAGTGAACAGCGTTGTTCAAACATTTACGACGACCACGTCCGTGAATGCGCCTGCGGGAGCTACGGCTCCTTTTGACGTCCATGTACCATTTCTCCCCTTTAGTGCACCTTATGCTACTGGTGGATTGAATCCGGTTTTCATGGATGCGAACGGTTATGCCTCGACACTGGCGCCGAACATTGTGCTCTATCCGGGCTTCAATGTAATCGTTGCGCAGAATGCGGGTACTGACTGGCAAGCCGCCCCGGCTAGTCCGGCGTTAACGAATTCCCCAGCAATAGCGATGCCGATAAAGTACGCAAGCGGTCACTTCCGCTTGATCGGTGCAGGCGTCGAAGCGGTCAACACGACCGCTGAGCTATACAAGGGTGGCGCTTTGACCGTTTACCGTGCTCCTTCGGAGCCGCAGAACGGGATCTACATATCGCCTACGACTTTGGCCACCAGTCCCCCGGCCACTGTTTACCCTGTTGCTCCTATTACCTGGTTGTCGTGCCCTCCTTCTACACAATTAGAAGCGGCGACATATACGGATTCGCGAACATGGGCGGCGGAAGAAGGCGCGTACGTGATTGTGACGCAGTCGAATTTGGACAACCCCTACTTATCCCCCTGTCCAGCAACGACGGGGGTGAAGAAGGTGTTGGATTCCGGCACGGTCCTAGCTGATCAAGGTGCTGGTACAACGCGAGCGGCCTGGGTTTCATATCTTGTGAACACGGGAACTGAGTTTCGTGCCCCTAATACGGGTATGAATCTGGTTTCGCCCTTGCCGTTTGAAAATTGCGGAATGATATTCGCTGGTTTGAACCCGAATTCCACTCTGCAGTTAACTGTTCGCTACTTTTTCGAGCGAATACCTGCTACAACCGAACCTGATTTGCTGTCGATGGCCCAAGTACCTCCAGCATTTGATGGGACGGCTCTTGAAATTTATTCACGATGCTTAGGTGAGATGCCAGTAGGTGTCCCCGTAGCTGAGAACCCCCTTGGAGAATGGTTCTCATCTGTCGTGGATACAATTGCTAGCGTTGCACCAAAAATAGGTGGTTTTTTGCAGAACATCGGCTCCGCGATGGGCGGCAAGAATATAACCCCTGTCCAAAGTAATGCGACGCCTAAGCGGAAACAGCAACCGCAGCAGAACCAAAATGGGAGTAATGGCTCTAATCCAGCGAAGAAAAAACGCAAGCGTAAGCCAAGAAATGCTGATAAGAAGAAACCTTAAATTGACTGATTTTTGTCGTCTCTGTCCTGGTGCGCAGGCACCGGATTGGTGACGTTGTGAAGTTGATTGTAGGTCTACCTGATAACAAGGTGCGTCATGTACGTATTAAATTCCTTAGGGAAGCCGACCAGAAGCGGTATGAGAGACGCGTAATATTCTTGCTCAGGGAACTTCTAAACTATCTAAACAATCGATCCAATCCTCGCGAGGAGAACCTAGGTGTAAACTAAGAGTTC